AGACGGGGAAACTAACCCGCACGGTGGAGCAATGTGGGCAAGGATGCCCATCACTGCATTGGTTGGAGACATACCGGGTGACGAATTTCCAGAACGGATGGAAACACACCTCGCACAACCATGGGACTGCCCATCACACACGCACTCAATCATATCTCTCGAAAGATGTAAACCAAGTCCATGGCTTGCAAAAATCGCAGGAGAGTTTCACACAGCGAGATATCTCTTCACTGTGGACTACACCGAAAGCGAAATCGCAGACTGTCCAGCCCAACACAAGCAGAGTCATGTTATGGTGCTAACAGATGGACAATGGAAAGGGAATGTAGTAGCGTTACCTAATAATAGAATCAGGGTAACAAGCCCTGCGTTATGGGTTACTGGGGAAGGCGCACCAGATTTTAAACCCTCACAGTTTACACATTGTGCAGAGCAAGACGATAGTTATATGGACCCAGAGGAAACTTTTAATAATTTGTATAAACCATGACAATATCGAGGAGTCAAATGAATAAACAATTAAAAAGCGCACCTGCAGGTAGTAAAGGTTTAAAAAAGTTGCCTACAGAAGTGAGAAATAAAATGGGATTTATGTCTAAAGGAGGTACTGTAATGAAATCTAAAGGTGGAGCTGTAAAGATGTCTAAGGGTGGCGCTGTAAAGATGTCTAAGGGTGGCGCTGTAAAGATGGCTAAAGGTGGCGCTATTAAGAAAATGTCTAAAGGCGGTGCTGTAAAGATGTCTAAAGGCGGTGCTGTAAAGATGGCTAAAGGTGGTGCTATTAAAAAGATGAATATGGGTGGTCGTGTAGGGGGGATGGCTAGACGTAGAAGAGCTACATAATGGCTATTAAAAAGAAGCCCGCTAAGAAAAAGTCTGGTTCCAAACCTAGTAATCCTTCTTTATACTCTCGTGTAAAATCTGAAGCAAAGCGTAAATTTGATGTGTACCCTAGTGCTTACGCAAATGCTTGGTTGGTTAAGACTTACAAGAAGAGAGGTGGGGGCTATTCATAATGTCTCTTAAAGAATGGTTTGGTAAAGGTTCTAAGGGAGATTGGGTAGATATTGGTGCGCCTAAAAAGAAGGGTAAGTACCAGGCTTGTGGTAGGAAGTCTACCAAAGATAGTAAACGTGCTTACCCTAAATGTGTACCAAGAGCTAAAGCCAAAGCTATGACTACTACGCAAAAGAAGTCAGCAGTTCAACGTAAAAGAGCAGCGGGTAATCCGGGGGGTAAACCAACTAATGTCAAAACCATTGTCAAATCCAAGAATACCAAGAAAAAAAGGGCAACCCGCAAGGTCTAAGAAACATTCTGACCTATATACGGATGAGAACCCTAAAGGTACAATAAAGGGACTGAAGTTTGCAACAAAAGAAGATGCAGCAAAAAGTGTTAGTAAGATTAAGAGTAGTGGTAGATCAAAAGCTCATAAAATCCAAGCGGCTATAGCTATGGAGCAAAGAGCCAAGGTTATGGGTAAAAAATCTGCTGCTGGAGTTTATAGAAAATATATAAATAGTGTAAAGGCGTAAATGGCTACTACATCAGGCACAAGTAACTTTAATGTAAATTTAAACGATATTGTCGAAGAGGCATATGCTCGTTGTGGCTCTGAGTTAAGAACAGGTTATGATTTAGCCACAGCCAGAAGATCATTAAATTTATTAACTATCGAGTGGGCTAATCGAGGTATTAATTTATGGACTATTGAAGAGGGGTCTGTGACGTTAACTTCCGGCACCATAGAGTATGATTTACCAATAGACACTATTGATTTATTAGATCACGTTATAAGAACAGGCTCCGGCGCAAACCAACAAGATTTAAGTGTAAGTAGAATAAGTGTGTCTACTTATGCAGCTATACCAAATAAAAACAATACTGGTAGACCCATACAAGTTTGGGTAGATAGAAGATCAGGGGCTACCACACCAACAGAAGTGCAAAGTCCTAGGCTACATTTGTTTCCTGCACCTGATTCATCTACTACTTATACTTTTGTGTATTGGAGAATGAGAAGAATACAAGATGCCGGAGATGGTGTAAATACTCAAGATATACCATTTAGATTAATACCATGTATGGTAGCTGGTCTTGCATATTATCTATCTTTAAAAATACCGGATGCTGTGACTAGGATAGATATGTTAAAACTTGCATACGAGGAACAATGGTCTTTTGCCTCTGGGGAAGATAGAGAAAAAGCGGCTATTAGATTTGTTCCTAGAGAATTTTATTTAGGGGGATAAATGTCTAATCGTTTTGCTTCTGGAAAACACGCAATCGCTGAGTGCGATAGGTGTGGGTTTCGGTATAAGCTAAAACAACTAAAAGCCCTTGTTATTAAGGGAAATAGGATTAATATATTAGTATGCCCTATTTGTTATGAAAAAGATCACCCGCAGTTACGATTAGGTTTATACCCTGTAGATGATCCACAGGCTTTGAGGAATCCAAGACCTGACCAAACTAGATTTCCAGAATCAGAGTCTAGAGATTATCAATTTGGGTACAACCCTGTTGGGTTTAGCAATACGTACAATTTAAACACAGACAATAAGCTATTGAGTTTTGGAGTTGTTGGAACAGTCACAGTTACTATTACTTAGGAAATTTTATGAAAATTACAATGCCATCTAAACAACCAACACAAGTCCCTACACCTAATGTTGATGGGTATCCTAACGATATACCGAAAACACAAACTGTTAAGACAAGAGGTACAGGAGCCGCTACAAAAGGCACTAACTCTTCTAAAAGGTTAGCCTAGTGAATTACTCCGAACTTTATGAAACAATTAAAGGGTATTGCGAGAATGATTTTCCCACAACATCTTTTACTGACTCTACTGGTTCGTCAGTTGACTTAACTAGCACAGAACAAATAAATAGGTTTATTGGTTTAGCGGAACAAAAAATCTATAACTCTGTGCAAATACTAGATTTAAGAAGAAGTGTGACAGGTAATCTCACTTTAAATAATAAATTTTTAGGAGTGCCTACAGATTGGTTAGCTAATTTTTCTCTAGCTGTAATTGATCCTACTACTGGTAGATATAGTTATTTATTAAATAAAGATGTTAACTTTATTAGAGAATCTTTTCCTAACCCATCAACTTCAGGTAAACCAACACATTACGCTTTATTTAATGATACTTCGTTTATAGTTGGACCCACTCCTGACGCAGCGTATGAGATTGAGTTATATTATTTCTTCTATCCAGAATCTATCGTGACAGCAACTACAACATGGCTGGGTACAAACTACGATTCTGCTTTATTATATGGGGCATTGTTAGAGGCTCAAATATTTATGAAGGGGGAAGCAGACGTTTTTGCTGCATACACACAAAGATATAATGAGGCGTTATCAGGGCTTAAAGTTTTAAGTGAAGGTAAGAATAGGCAGGATACGTTTAGAAGTCATCAAGTTAGATTAAAAGTGGAGTAAAATATGTTTAGTATGAAGACAGGGGATATAAAAACCCCCATGGTACGAACTAGCATGAATGGTGGTTTAAGTGTAGAAGATTACGCTGAGATATGTACGTTTAAAATTATATCTGTTGCCGATTCTGCTCCACCTGCTATTAAAGAACAGGCTAAGCATTTTAGGGATCAATTGAAAAATGTTATACAAGGTCACATGGAGCAAGCCGTAGCAGAAGAACGTAATAGGTGTATTACAGTTTGCGTTAATGCTGGACATGATGATGTAGCAAATATTTTAAGGAGAATTTGAAATGGCAATCTCACAGGCTATGTGTACTAGCTTTAAACAAGAACTTTTAGTAGGTACACATAATTTTACAAACTCATCAGGCAATACATTTAAGGTAGCATTATTTACAAGTTCTGCTTCTTTAGGTGCGTCTACAACTGCATTTTCTACTGGTAATGAAACATCAGGAACTGGGTATGATAGTGGTGGTAAAACACTAACTGCTACAACTCCTACGACCAGCGGCACAACTGCTTTTACAGATTTTGCTGATATCTCTTGGACATCATCTTCTATTACAGCTCGTGGGGCTTTAATTTATAATTCTTCACAAAGTAATAAAGCGGTGGTAGTTTTAGATTTTGGTTCTGATAAAACCTCATCATCTGGAACTTTCGCTATTGTTTTCCCAACAGCAGATGCTAGTAATGCGATAATCAGACTAGCTTAATAGGAGAATAAAATGGCTCTTATTCAAGCAGATAGAGTAAAAGAATTATCAACAACAACTGGGTCAGCTAATTTTACTTTAGGTGGAGCCTCCTTAGGGTTTACATCTTTTTCTGCTGGTGTGGGCAGTTCTAATACTTGTTATTATGCCGCATCAGATGGATCAGCATTTGAGGTAGGTTTAGGCACAGTCTCAGCTAATGTTTTAGAAAGAACAACTGTATTTAGTTCTAGTCATACTTCTGCATCAACTGTCCATAGAGTTGACTTTCAAGCAGGTTCAAAAGAAGTATTTGCTACTTATGTAGCAGAAAAAGCAGTTATATTAGACGCAGCCGGGGACTTAAATATAACCGGAGAGTTTAATTTTGCTACAGCTTCTGCAACTGGGAACTTTAACTTTGTTACAGCAAACAGTACGGGTAATTTAGGTGTAGTAGGCAACGCTTCGGTTGGTGGTACTTTGCACATAGAAGGAGCTGTTTCAGCTAAAACTACTTTAAGAGTAGGAGGAGCAGCTACATTAGATTCTACTTTATCAGTTATAGGCGCAGCTTCAGCAGGTGGTGGGTTTTCCGATGTTAGTGGTTCTCTAAGGCAGGTTCCTAAGTCTAGGTCGTTTGGTAGTGCTTTAACTACAGCAAGTACGACTGACATAGGTAATTTTATTTTTTGTGCGGGTACAGCTTCTTCAACCCAAACCTTAGTTATACCTGATGACACATTTACTGCTGGTGATATATTTTCAGTTGTTAATAATGCAAAAACAGCAGATTCTACAACAACTACTTTTTCAGCAGCTCAAGTAGCAGCAGTTGTTGCAGGTGCGGCTAGTGCAACTACTTTAATAACACTTGGGGTAAATGGTGTTGCTAGTGTGTTATTTACTAATGCTTCTGCATGTGTGATTACAGGAAATGTGAGTTAAATATGACAGGAATCCATCAACTTCTTTTTACCAACTTTGCAGGTGGCGTTTCTACTGGAGAGGGTGAGTTAAATGCTTCTGGTGGTAAT